TCAACGATTGCCGGGTGCCGTATGAGTGTACGCTCCAGTTGCAGATCCGGTTTCACAAGTGAACAATTTTTGTTATGTTTAATGGCGGATATTAAAATTCTGTATATTCTGGATAAAATGAATAACCCTATGACACACGCATCCTTATTCTCAGGAATAGGCGCCTCCGAAGCGGTGCACTTCGCCGACCGCCTGATTGAGGCGCTCTATCCTGAACAGATTAGCGATATAGTGGAAGATTGACTGTGAAAGTGAAATGGTGACAGATTGTCACCGGTTGATATAAAATAAAACATAAGTAATATGAAATTTAAGATAATCACACACAAGGAAGTTGTAGAAACCAACGTATTCGGCAAGCCTGCAAGAATACATACTTACTACACGATTGAGCGCGTGGTATGGTTTTTCTTTCGCTTTGCATTGGAATTTAAGGGTCAAGGTGCTACGACACTTCCGCCAAGTGTTGTGACTTTCGACAAGGCCTATGTTAGGTACAGGCAGCCACGTTTGGCAACGCAATTTAGAACATGGCAACAAGCAAGTGACGTACTTCATGACATGTACAAAAATCCTGACAAATATATAAGAACAATATGAAAACAAAGCAAGAATAGAATTATGGGAAGAAAGAAGAGTGCGCATGGGTATGAGCTGGAGTTACGGCGGATGATAAAGAGCCGGACGGGGGCGGATTGTGAGGTGTGGTTGTATCCCCAGGTGCGGGCGACGGCGGCGAATATGGTGCTGTTGGACAAGATGCAGGAAGAGTTGGCCGGGGCGGATTCTCTGGTGTCGTTGGTCACGGGCAGTACGGGTCAGTCGAAGAATGAGGTGTCCCCGTTGCTTCCGCATTACGACAAGTTACAGCGGACGTTGCTGATGCAGCTGGAGGCGTTGGGGCTGAACTATTCCACGACGCCGAGTAAGGTCAAGGAGGATGCCCGCCGTGGGGTGGATGAGAGTGACCCGTTGGTTCAGTTCTACCGGCAGGTGAATGAATAGCCCTGCGGGCGACTGTCGGCGCGAGGCGCGCCTACTTTAGACTTTAGACTTTCGGCGCTGGAGCGCCTACTTTGGACTTTCGGCGCGGTGCGCCTACTTTAGACTTTAGACTTTCGGCGCTGGAGCGCCTACTTTGAACAAAATAAGAAGCGATGGAGAATAACGAATGGATGGAGCGGAAGGCGCGGGCGCTGGATGTGCTGCGTGAGCGGTTGGCGGGTGCGCGTGAGCGATTGCGGGCGATTGACGAACGTCTGCTGGTGTATTTTGATGACTTGGCTACGCACGCCAGTGCTGACCCGGATGATGCGGATGACCGGCACAATCTGTATGAGGTGCTGTGTGGTGTGAAGTTCCTTCGGCTGTTGGCGACCTACGACTTCAACGACAAGAAGGTGCAGACGGTGATCCGTCTGCGCGAGGGCGTATGGCGTCAGGACGGGCGCTCGTGGCGGTATGTCAGTGGCGGGCTGAAGTGCCCGGGCACGAGTGGCGCTCAGGTGTACCGGTGGCAGCCGTTCCAGGTGTTCGTCTTGGCCAGTGTGTTCGGTCCGATGGCGTGGGTGAACACCGAAGTTGAGGTCGGCATGAAGCCGGAGCTGTTGCCAACGGAGGAAGAGCGTGACGGCATCGTCTGGGACTACCGGCGTCTATGCACCGACTTCACCTACTTCGCGCCGCGTAAGACGGACAAGACGGGCCTGGCCGCCTTCATTCAGTTGGTGTTTTTCTTTCTCGAAGACGATAATGCCGAGTGTTATTGTGCCGCTAACGCAAGCAGCCAGAGCGCGCTGCTGTTCAACCGCACCCGTCAGCTGGTGGCGCAGTTGGATAACGGCCAGCGTATCCGGAGCACGCAGACCGTGATTGACTGGAAGGATGCCTACAAGTCCATGCGGAACAGCAGTGTTCGCCCGTTGAGCGCTGGCGGTAAGACCAAGGACGGCATGTTCGCCCAGCTGTGCTGCGCGGATGAGTTCGGCAGTGCGCCCTACGCCAACGGCAAGAGTGACATGCTGGCGCTGGTGAATGTCATCCAGTCGTCGATGGGTCCCCGTCGTGAGCCTCTGACGTTCACCACGACGACGGCGGGCACTATTCAGAGCGGTCCGTTCATTGAGAAGTTGGACGCACTGCACCGCAACCTGCTGGATGAACTGGCCTATGCCGCCGGTACGGCAACGCCTTCGTTCGAGAGTGACCGCCGTCTGGCGCTGTGCCTGGAGCCTGATGCGTGGGAGACCGACGAGGAGGTCATCCTGACGAAGAAAAGCCTGCGTCGGAAAGTAAACCCCATGCTCGGGCTGATTGTGCAACACGCCTCCTATGACGGTTGGATTGACGAGGCTAAAAGCGACCCGACGAAGATGCCTGAGCTGGTGGCGAAATACTTCAACCATTACCAGACTGCGAGAATCACCGAGTGGGTGGTGCGTTCCCAGGACGTGGTGCGTGTGCAGCGAGACCGCCGCGTCACCGATTGCCGCTTCGCTGACGGTTGGCAGACCTTCGTCGGTCTGGACTTCTCGCATGGTGAGGACCTGTTTGCGATAACATATCTGAGTGTGAATATGAACCCCACCGCCCCGATGGCGGGCCGGTTCTTCGCGGACTGTGAAGCCTGGGTAACTGAGGACACCCTGCACCGCAGCGCGAACCGCCCACTTTATGAAAAGTGGGTGGAGCAGGGTTGGCTGAATGTGTCGCCCGGCAAGGTGTTCAATCCCGACCTTGCGGTGAATGAACTGATGCGTAAGACGGAGCAGGGTGTGAACCTCTGTTACTTCGGCTATGACCCCGCGCAGTCAAAGTACCCTATCAATATGCTTCGCGCGTGGCTGCTGACGTTGGGTATCGACGGCGCGGCGGTTCAGGAGATGGTGGTGCCGGTGGCGCAGACGTACATGGTGTTCAACGGTCTGATCGGGGAACTTGAATATATGTTGCTGGAGAAGGAGCCGTGGCTGCACCTGTCGATGTCGCCGCTGTGGTCGTGGGAGGTGGGTAACGTGAAGATTGAGGAGAGCCGGGAGGGCAACCGCAAGATTCTTAAGAGCGGGGTAAACAGCAAGGTGGACAATATCCATGCGCTCGTGGACGCGCTGTATTGCTTTGATTTGAGCGAGGGCAAGATGGGCGGGTAAACCTGCGGGCGGTAGTGAGTGGAGTTGATGAGAGGGATGGGCGATTCGGGCGGGCGACAGCCCGCCCATCGGGTTGGTGAATGAGAAGATAATTGTGGAAATATGAGATATTTAACTTTGGAATGGATAAAGGCCCACAGTCGTATCGACTACGATTTGGAGGATGAATTGCTGACGCTGTATGGCGATGCCGCCGAGGAGGCGGTGCTGAATATCATCGGGCGAAGTCTGAGTGAGGTGGCGCAGATGTGGGGCACGCAAGAACAGCCGGTGCCCGCTGCGTTGATGCAGGCGACGTTGATGCTGGTGGATGCCAGTTACACGCAACGCTCGCCGATGAGTACGATGAGCCTCTATGCGGTGCCCTATTCCTTCGACCTCCTGGTAAAACCCTACGTGAAGTTGTCCGACCGCGCCACCGGTAACGGCGGCATCCTCGTGGTTGGGTATTACGACGGCGAGACGGGTCTGTTCTATGAGGACGCCGCCTTCGAGCGGCCGATAACGGGCGACACGCTGAGCCTGTACAAGGACTTGTCGAACAACCTGGTCTATGTGTACACCGGCACGACCTTCGAGTTGCTGAATGCCGATATGTATGCCGTGACAGGGGATGAGATGAATGAGATACTGACGCCCTGACGGGCGAGTGACGGCGCGCTGCGCCTACTTTCGGCCTTCGGCCTACGTTGGACTTTCGGCGCGATGCGCCTACTTTCGGCCTGACGGCCTACGTTGGACTTTAGACATTAAGAATTGAAAATTAAAATAAAATAAGTTATGGCGGTTAAGTTATACCAGAAATTGAAGCAGGACCTGACGCAGTTGGCTGCGTGGGTGCGTGGCCAGTATGCGAAAAAGGACGAAGTGAAGATCTTTGTCGGCACGTGCGGCACGGCCGCCGGCACGGCCGCGAAGGTGGTGAGTGTGGATGCGTTCCCGACGGTGAGCAGTGGCGGTGCCACGTTGCCTGTGACGGGTACGGTCATCGCTGTCAAGTTCTCTAACACCAACACGGCCGGCAGTCCTACGTTGAACGTGAACGGCACGGGCGCCGCCAGTATCTGGTATGGCAGTGCCGTCTATGGTACGGGCACTCCGACGGTTGCCGGTAGTGCCGGGCAGTACACATTCTTCGTGTGGAACGGCACGTACTGGGTGTGGCAAGGGCAGGGCATCGCCTCCAGCGGCGGCGGGGGCGGCAGTGTCGGTGCGTTGAACACCAACAACACCACCGCGCAGACCCCCAGCAGCAGTGAGAGTTTCGGTGGCAACATCAGTCTGCACAAGGTCAGCAAGACCGGTTCGTACAATGACCTGTTGAACAAGCCCACGATACCCGCCGCCCAGGTGCAGAGCAACCACTCGCAGAATGATCCGACGGCGGTGGACTACATCAAGAACCGCACGCACTACGTGGCGCAGGCCGCGTATAGTACCGTCTGGAGTCAGACAGGTGTTGAAGTCGGCAGCGGTACGAGCAGTCCCGGGGCTTATAGCGGTACGTTCACGCTGACCTCCGGTCAGTCGTACCGCGTCGTCATCACCGGTGGCGGCAAGACCGTGACCTATCTCGACATCGTGGCCGAGCCCTACAACAACGGTATGCTGCTGCGCAGGAACTGGGCCGACATCACCGGCAGTCCTTCGGCGCAGAATGACGCCTTCTACATCCTGGTACAAGCCAGCAGTATCACTCTTGCCAGTGTCGATGTTTTCGGCACGGGTTGCACCGTTGAGGTGAGCAACAGTACGGAAATCGTTGTGCAGTTGCCTGAGAAGTTCATTCCGAACACCATCGCGCGCGTGAGTGATGTGGACGATAAGGCCATTGTCTATCCCGTTGTGGTGGAAACGCTGACCACGGGCACGTACACCTTGCCGCCGAACACCTTCGTAAAGTTCGGCACGGTGGAGAGTATTGGTTTTGCGCTGGATACCGCCAGTGAGGTGTCCGGTCACGTGAACGAGTATGTCGTTCAGTTTGATACCTACCATACCCCGCCCACGGTAGGCTTCCCATCCACGGTTATCTTCCCCGAAACGCTGACGTTGGAGGCAGACATGACGTATCAGATAAGCATTGTGAATAACCTCGCCCTCGTTCAGAGTTGGCCCAATTCCTAAGACTATGGCACAGATGTATATCAAGGACGGCAAGCTGAGCCGTTGCAAGCAGATAGTGATTGACGAGCAGGTCGTATTCAACCCCACGGCGGAGCAGATAGCCGAGGCCGGGTGGACGGAATACGTGCCGCCAGTGGTAGAGCCTTACGTTCCCACCTATGAGGAACGTGTCGTTGAGAAAATACGCGCCCGTTACACTGTGGATGACGAGCTGGCCCTCCTGCGGCAGCGTGATGTGAAGCCGGACGAGTTCGCAGAATATAACGCCTATTGCGAGGCCTGCAAGGCCGAGGCACGGGCAGAAACGGAGGGCGTATGAGTTGGCTACGGCGGCGCATGATGGCGAATGTGGGGGGCGCAGACCCTTACGCCGGTTTTACATTCGGGTATGGCATTGATGTGGATGGTAATCTCTATGAGAATCCCAACTTGTGTGTGAGCGACTATATTCCGATGCCAGTAAGTCTGACGAGCACATATCTGATGACGGAGTTCGCAGGCCCTTATGTTTATGGCAATAGTAACGTGGGCAATATGACCATGTGCTTTTATGACGAGAACAAGAATGTCGTGGCATATACCCGGTATAATATCATCAACAAAACATCAGAGAACACAGCACCTTATGCGTATGTGCGTTTCTGTTGCTACGCGCCGGATATTGATACTGCTTTTCTCCGCGTCACGAATAACGATGCTTCACATTCGTATTATGACTTGTTCGCCGGTGCTCAAGTGCCCGACTCTTATAGGAATGTTTTATACGGTTATTATCAGACCAAATCCGGCCTCGTGAAAAATTTATCAAACGTTAATGATGGCTCAAGTTGCTGCATCGGGTATTATAGCCCGATAACAATACCAGCATCAACTCAGAGTGTAGAGATGAATATCGGCCCCGGTATCATAATACCATCAGGGACATTCCTGGGAAGGTTATTGCTGCTTGACTCCGGATATGCTGTAATTGACTACTACAGCCAGAGCGCCGCACCGCGTGTAATGACAGATAATAGATTCGGGACGACGTGGCTATTTGTACAGAAAAACTCTTTCTCGAAACTTATAGACACGACCTATTTGCTCGATGTTACCAATAACAATTACCTGTTCAAAGGGTTGGATGTGCAATGAATAAGGCATGGTGTCTGCGGCGGAGATGCAGTTCAATCAGCGCATTGATAATGTGCGTTTCCAACTCGGATTTGTTGAATAATCAATAAGTAATATGAAAAAAATTATCGAAAAATTGGCGAAGGTAGCTACTGATAAGTGGTTACACTTTATCGTTGGGCTTGTATTGGCCCAACTGACGATTGCGCTATTGTGCGCGGTGCAGAGTGATGTATTCGTGGCTTACGGTGCAGGTATGGCCGTGGCTTTGGCTGCGGGGTTCGTTAAGGAGTTAAAAGATGGCTCACATGCTGACGTGCAGGACTTTTTGTTTACGTTGGTGGGTGGCGTGATAGGTGCGCTGCTGGCGTTAATTCTCTAATCTAATAAGGCGGTTCGGGGCGTAGGAGGTGATAAGCCCTGCGCCCGCGCCTTTCTAATAACATGAGAAGGAAACTGAATTGGCCGATCATCGCCTGCCTGCTGATGTGGGCGGCGGTGCTGGTGCTGCTGTTGAGCAGCTGTTCCCGGAAAGTATATGTGCCGGTGGAGACGGTGCGCGTGGACACGTTCGTGAAGACGGCGGTGCGTGTGGACAGTGTGCGGCTGACGGACTCGGTGTATGTGAGCGAGCGGACGGTGGGCGACACGGTGTATATCGTGAAGACCCGGACGCAGTGGCGTGACCGGTTGCAGTTGCGTATTGATACCGTCTATCGGAGCCAAACGGACACCATTACAAAGGTGGTGGAGGTGGTAGTTGAGAAGAAAGCCAAGCGTCGGAAGATGTGGCCGTGGCTGTTGGGTGCGCTGGCCGTTGGTGTGGTATTTTTTA